TTCCAGAATGAGATTGGCATAAGCGTAACTTGCGCGGACAAATCTATCGTGGGCTGCGCTGCCAGGGTTGTATGTCGATGAATAGGGCAACAACTTTAGCAATTGGTGCAGGTTTTCTTTGGTTACAGGCATGGTGAAATCCTAGCATTACGGCGCGAACACACTTTGCTCAATTTGCGCTCTCTGCCACTTTCTCTCATCCCATCCAGCCGCTTCTTCGTTGGCTTTACTCAGCATGTCCCGGGCGATGTTGGCTTCGCCCTGCTGATCGATCTCCGCTGCCTTGGCCTGGTGCCTTGCGCCGATAGCCGCGACCTGGGCCTGGACTTTCTGCATGCCGGGATTGTTCTGCTCAAACTTCTGCTGTTCCTGCGGCGTCATGGGCCGGATCAGCTCGCGCCCGTTCTTCCATTCCGATACTTCCTCAAACATCTCGAAGAGCATCTTGACGTCGATCACGTAGCCGGTCGCATTCAACTGCTGTATCAGCGAGGGGTTCTCGAAAATCTGCACCATGAGTGGCAGCGCCGTTGCCATCGCTTTCTTCGCGGCCAGGTGCGCTCCCGCGAGACACTCAAAGCGGTCATCGGACTCGTAGAAATTCTGCGCGTCGAGTTCCCACGCTTCGCCCAGTTCCTTGCCCAGCGTCTCGCGAATTTTGGCGAGCGGCATGCGCGTCTTGACCAGGTGATCCATCAACTCCAGAAAGGGAATCAGTATTCCCCCTACGAAGTGACCGACCGGCCCCTGGATCCGACCGGCATTGGCCTGGATGATTCCCCCGGCTCCGGTCGCGGTTCTGGCTGCGGAACTTCCGCCCCTGCCAGGAAGACTGCCCTGGGTGAACGCTTCATCCGCTCCGGTGGTTGACTGCGCGTTCTGCGATGCATTCTGGAGGATCGCGAAGGACTCTGGCGGCACCTTGGGCAACTCGATGATTCCGAATACATCCCTGACGCTCTTCCCGGGCGGCACGTCAACGTCGATAATCCCGCCCAGCCTCTGCCTGATTTGCTGGGTGGGAGCATTTGCGCCCCGGTCGCGGACGTACATTTGGTTCACCGCGTAACTCAGAAGATCCAGCATCGCGTCTACGAGTCCCTTTTCAATTCTCTGATCGCTTCCAGCCAGCCGCCCCACTCCTAAGCCAAACAGAGCATTTGGAATGTTCCAGAAATTGGCGCTGAAAAATGGCAGGAAGGGAAGACCGTGTTCTTCCTTCCGCACCAGCACACCGAAGTCCTCTCCATCGGGACAGAGGACGTCGTATACATAGGTGCGATCCCAGCGTTCAAGTAATTGCAGGGGACGCTCAAGAGGATCGTTGCTGGATGGTTCGTCGTCGTTCTGGGCGTGGTGGATGGCCCAGTTCTGACCGCCAAGGTTCAGTTGAACCTGAGATGGCGCGTTGGCATTCTCCTGGTGCGCGAAAAAGTATGCTTTCAGTTCTTCCTCGCTGGGGATGTCCCATCCCCCAACCTGCTTGCCTTCCGCGTCGTATATTTTCTGGTCGCGGAGATCATCAAGGTCTTTGTAGGTGGGATACATGACGTCGATGATGTATCGCGCAGACTTGTGGAGTTTGTTGGGCTTTTTACAAGTGGGATCGATCAGCACCGATCCCAGCTCGCGCATCTCGAAAGTCATGCCCTCCTCGACCACGTCGGTTTCCGTAATCGTCAACTCGTCGCTTTCCTTGGTATGGACGACCATCTCTCCGCTCATGGGCATGTTGAGGCGGATGGGTTCCACCTTGGGCGTTCTGATCTTTTTTTTCTTCGTCTCATGGTGCCATCCGGCCTTGCAGATCACGGTGCCGAAGGTGCTCATGTACTCCAGAGCGCGTTCCGACTCTTCCTCGAAATCGCAATCGTCCATCAGTGCTCCAAAGAGCGTGGACTTCGCATAAGCGGTTCGCTGGCTGGTCGCCGGTCGAGGCCGGATGAGGAAGGGGGGCGTCTCGTAAAAGATTCCGCCTTTCATTCCCGGCACCAGGGAGTTCACTATCTTGGCGACACTAAAGCGCGACACGTTCGCTCTCGCTACGGTGGATCCTTCAAAACTCTGGTTGGATCGCGGCGACTGGTAGAGCACATCGCTTTCGCGCCAGTGCAGGTTCCATTGCTTGTTGTCGAGAAATGTCCGCGCCTTCCTCGCGTCCTGAATCACCAGTTGGACCGCCGCATCATCGGTGTATTTGGGATCAAGTCCCGGTTCCATGAGCTGGACGTCACTCGCTTCGATGGTTGTCGAACCGTTAACTGATCGCGATAGCGGCATCTGGACTCTCCTTTTATCCTGTCAACCCCGGCATATAGTCGTTGTCTTCGTTCTGCGCGGTGAGATCTTCTTCCTCGAAATCGCTGGGCGGTTCCGGCTCACTGTAGGCACCGCGACTGTAGACGCGGTCGTAGGCATCGCGCTCGATGAACGCGGCAAAGGCTTCTTCATCGAACGGATCGAAATCATGCGCGGCGATAGATTGCGGCAACTGCGCGGCAACGTGACTGACCACGGCGGCGATCTCCGTCTCCTCGATCATTCCTAACTGGTACAGTTGCCGGAATGTTTCCTGCATGTGCGGGATGCCATCCGCGAAGAGCAATCGCCCCGCGAGCAGATGCGGTTCGGCGCTCTTGATTGCCAGCATCCGCGCCGTCTGATCCTTAAGAAACGCTATCCACTGGATCTCGATCCTCCAACTCATTTCGAGAGCTTCATTATGGATATGTTGCACGATGCTGTTTGCGCCCGGGGTTTCCTCGATCATCACTCGCCGCGTCTCCCACTTTTTCGCCATGTCCACCACGCGCCGTGCCAGCGCCGTGGGAGTGAACTGTCCGTGCATCACTTCCACGATGGTGATGCGCCCCTCGCGCTCTATGCCGACCGCGCATGCCGCATGTTTCGACTCGGCGTATTCAAAGCGCCACGCGATATGCACTTTGCCGTGCTGCGCGGCATCGTTGCGAATCGTCGCCGCCTGGAGACGCTCGATGGGGAACGTGGGAATGAAATTCCCCTCCGCGACATTCATGTACTGGGTCCAGAATGTTTCGGGATCGAGATGTTTCTCATCGCGCAGAAACGACCATGAGAGTTGTTCGGGGAATTGCAGGATGACATCGCTCTCGCCCAGCTCCTCGTCATCGAGCTTGAGCGCATGCGGCTTGCGGATGTAGGCCGGTTTCCAGTAGACCAGCGTCTCTTCACCGGCCTTGGCGATCATGTCGCCGTAGAGATCCATGGGACCGTAGCGAGTGCCGGTGATATCGACGTACCCGTGCTCGCCCAGCATTTTCAGGTTGAGGTAAAAATTCTTTCTCACCTTTTTGAGTGCGTAGCCGGTCTGCGAATTCCGGTTGTCCTGCACGTCCTCGCTTTTGATAATGTCTGGATGCCAGCCGGAAAGCGACTGCTCGATGCTGACGCCCTTGACGGTGGGATCGCGCCTGAACTTGCCCCGGCATGGAATGTAGAATTCACCAGCCTTCGGCATTTTCTTCATTGTGAATTCGGGGAAGCAGAGATGCAGCGCGGAGCGCGGATCGCCCTCGCCGCAGACGAAGTGGCTGGCGCATTCCGCGACAAAGGCATCGGCCAGGGGAGAATCCGATGAATTCGATGCCGTCATCACCATGATGGCGATTTCGGGGAAGCAGAGAATCCACTGGACGGTGTCGCAGATGTTGAGGCTGGTCTTAAAAGTCTTCCTGGGCAGGAGGAGCATGCGGTGCCGTATGCGGCTTTGCTGACCGATGGACTTGGATGGATCCTTGCGGATGAAGACCTCGGCTGCGGGGCGGTGCCACTGCTCGGTCATCTTGTCGTAGCCCAGCACGTACTTCGCGAGGAAGAAGAGGTCGGTCTGCATTCTATGGCGCAGTTCCTGCCTGTAATCCTCGTCCTCGCAAATTCGGGCAGTGTCGATCCAGTCCCTCATGGGGGCATATCTCCAGATATCTATCGATATACCCTACATCACTGGCGGCGGTGCTGCCCCGGCTTGTTCTGCACCGCCCCCGCCCATCGCATCCTGGCCTGGTTCCGGCGCTGCCTGTTCCGGCGGTTGTCCGCCGCCGATGGGTGGTTGGTCGCCCATGTGCTCCATCAGGTGCTGCACGGCATCGTCAGGGCTGCTCAGAACGTGGTGTTCGGTATGGTGATGCCCTTCCTTGGTGTGCCGCTCGACGTGGGCATGCAGACCGCCGTTGTCGGCGCGTTCGTAGCGCACGGAATGGGAATGGAGTTTCTTGCCCTTGCCGCCCTTGTTGAGGGCAGACTTGATCTTGTCGCCTGTAGCCATGGCTATTCTCCTCGATTGGGGAATCGTGGACTCGCGCCCGGGAGCGGGAGGGAATGCCCGGGCGCGAGTTTTATAGGGGAAACCGCGTCCTAGAATCCTATCTCAAAGTTAGCCAGGTTGCCGATATTTGCTCCTGCGGTGCCAAAGGTCAGGGCTACCGCGAAGAGGCAGACCGGATCCGCTGGCGGCACAACCGTTCCGCCAAACTGGGTTACCGGGACGTTGGTGCCGTTGATGCCGGTCAGGGTTCCGGTAATGGCCGCAGCGGCATCGATCAGGTTGTTTGCCAACTGACCAAAACTGCCTTGCAATAGTCCACCGTTGGAGTCGTAGATCAGGTTCGCCTCGATCCACCAGGGGGCATAGCTCGCGGTAGCGATGGCTCTTGCGGTGCCAGCGCCGATGGTCGTCCAGTTGGCGGCGACAAGTGGGCTGGCGGGAAGCGCCAGCGCGGCGAGCAGTGTCGCCTTGACGGTGGTGGTTCCGGCGGCAACGAAGGCGCTGCCTTCGGCGCGGACGAAGAAGCGCCGACCGTCGAGAGCGCCCTTGCCGGGGACGGCGAGAGTGCAGGGAAGAACTGGGTTGGAAGCGAGTGCGAAGACCTGGGCGGTCGCTGGGCTGGCGGTTAGAGGGTTGGCTGGTGCTGCGCGTCGGATAGCGGAACTGCTCATTGTCGTGTTCTCCTTCGGATTGAAGTGAACGGGGAAAGGGCGTTGCTGGTTTTCAGGTTACGCCCATTCCGACAATGTGCAAGGGGATTAGTGGATGGTCAGGTCGTTCGCCATCACCATTTGCGCTGGCGGCGGATCCGTCTTCGGCTTGCGCGGTCTTCCCAGGATGACCTCGCCTTTTTCCCTGCGCCACGCATTGAATGCCTTGCGCTCTTCGACGGTGACCGGCGCGTTGCATAATCTGCATCGCACTGCTTCGCGCATGGCGAGTCGGCGTCTCCGCAGTTCGACGGCGCATTTCCTTGAACAGGTGCTGATGCTTCCGTGACGGGCGCGTTTGAGGTCGATCTCCGTGGTGCAGATCATGCAATACAGGCGGATGTCCTGGTCTTCCAACTTCTTCATTTTTTCTTCCTTTTCCTGATGTAGTCCTGCACTCGATCCACATGATTTGCAATGCGTTCATTGCCATTTGGTCGGATGCATGGCCGTCCTGCTGCGGCATCGCAAAAAGAGCACTTGATGGAACGCACTGCCATTGGTGTTGCGGGTCCGGTTACCCGTCCATGCTGTCTGGGATAATATTTGCGTGGGGTCATGGTCGTCGCTCCTCGGAGACGATTAGGGTTGCCCCGCCGCTGCTAACGGCTGGCCCCCTTACTATAATTCCTGAATATCGAGTCCGTGCAGGAGTTTAAGCAGTTTTTTCTTTAGAATGTAAACCTTGTTCTTGTTGTATCCCTTGGCATCGCCCACGCGCAGTTTTCCATTCTCAATCCAGGTGAAATCAGCCACATAAATGATGGGCCGGATCCCGTTCTTTCCTTCCACCAGCGTGATGGGAACCTGTTCAGCCAGCTCCGTGATCTGGCCGCACCGCGCCAGGGCGTGAAGTTTCGCGGCGATCTCCGCTTCGTGCTTCGACGCATAGCCTTCTGTGGGCTGGTTGCTGTATTTGCTGGGCTTAGGTGTTTGCTCCCCGGTGATGTGCGCCGTCCACGCTGCGCGTTCCGCTTTTCGGGAGAGTTTCGGCATGGGAAAAATCGTTGACTAATGGAGGTGCCGGGAGTAAACCGGAGGGATTGATCTTCTTCCCCTTTCGGGAAAGATAAGGGCAAGAAAAAGGGAGACTGGCTATCCCGGCAAGTCTCCCCTTTTTACCGCTCTGTTTTTCCTGGCTACGTTGCCTCACCGTTCAGGGACGAGGAACTGCTCTGCATACTATACCGCTTCCATTAAAAAGTGATAGAGGAGCGGAAATCACGGCAGTCACCTCGTATCGACCAAATTTCGAGCATGGTGCTCAATTTTGAGGTGAAAGATGCCGGTTTCCGTTCAGATCCTTCCTCTCGACATCGATGAGTTCCTCCAGGCCACTTCAGGCCAAACCGCTGAAAACGCATTAGCTTATCTCCACATGCAAATCAATTACCTGCGCCACGGGCCAATCAAAAATACGCCTGAAGCGGTCGCCGCGAGTATGCGACCTCCAAGGAAAATTACTAGTTTGAGCATGCATGCTTGGAGCATCGATGCTCAAACTAGTAATTGGCACCATTCCAGCCTGGACGCATGGATTGCTAAACATAAGAAAACAAGGAAAAAAGCCGTAAAAGCAGCCTCTATAAGATGGGGAAAAAATGCTCATGCTCCAAGCATCGATGCTCAGAGCATAGATACTCCAAGCATCGATGCTCAAAAAATACTTGACACGATTTGCCCTGACGCTAAAGCATTGAAAAGAAGGGAGCAAGCACGGAAAGCGGCCAATTGTAGATGGTCTAGGTCTACTAGCGAAAATTCCGCGAAAGTTGAGCATATTTTTATGCAAAATTGCCCCCCTAAATTGACGCCTCCTCCCTCAGACTCCTACTACAAAACCTTTACCCCTAAGCAAAAAGAAAGTGCTCTTTTTGCTTTTGCCGGGGATGACCCAAACCGCCGGTTTTTCTCGTTTTCCCTGCTCGACGGCCAGCATCGAATTTGCCCCGTTGGCGTATATAAAGCGAAACCATCAAATTCCGCCCGTAGAAGCCTCGCGGAGATCCTGGAGGATATAGACGACCAACCGAAGGCCAAAAACGCCGTAGCGAGGCGCGTAAGGGGCAAGAAACGGCATCCTAGGAAGGTGTCAACCGCAAAGTCGGAGGTTTTTTCGGAGGAGAGGCTAAAACCGCTGCGGGACGAGGTCTGGGAGTACTGGACCGGCTGCAACAAAATTTTGGGACCGGACGGGACCGTAAGCAGGGTTTCTCCACGGTGTCCGTGGGGGCCGGGAGAGGATATGGCGCTGAATAGCCTGGTGCGCGAATGTCCCGATATCGACCGTGCCATGCTCAAGCGGATGCTGGTTAACCGCAGCGGTTCAGAAGGCGTCAATCATTCGGAGCGACCGGCGAAATGGTTGCACGATGTGGTACGGTACTGGGCTTACTCGCTGGATCGCTATGGGAAGCAGAAGGTGCAGCAGCGATGGTAAGAGTATGGGGAGTGAGGAGGCAAAGATGGATTATTACGGGGGGCTTCCGGTTAAATTTTCTGAGGATAGGGTTTACGGGGCAAAAGCGCCATCGAAGATTTCGGCGGTGAGATGCATGCACTGTTCTGAGAGGTTCATCTTGGTATGCTCGCCGCAGCTTGAAGGAAAACCGTTTATATGCCCGTTTTGTGGTGCGGCCACAAGGTGTACCCCGTTAAAGAGATGGAACCGGAGGAGGGGATTAGGCAGCATCAAGACAGCATACGAATTGTTCTGGGGATGAGGATGAGACATGTCGAAGAGTAAGGAACGGGAGATTCCCGCCGATATCCAGGCAGAGCTGGAGAGGTTCAAACTATTTCTGATGGCATTAGCAGCCGCGTTCGATCCGCTGGACATCGAGAAGAATAGGGGCAAGTTCGTAGATAGCACAACCGGCGAAGTGGTGGACGATGCTGCACCAGGGGAAGAAGTAAGGATCGTCGCTGGTTTGTGGGAGGAGGCGAGGCAATACAAGAAAGCGATGCAGCATGTGTGCTCAAAATGCGGGGAGTTGGTAGGGTTGGATCCGCGATCTCAGCAAATATTGCGCGAGAATGCTCAGAGTCAAGTGTTGTGCATTCCCTGCGGAAGTCTGATGGCAATGGCGGAGATTTCAAAGGAGAGGCTACAGTGAGGGATGTGCTGGGCAACGAGTTGAAGGTGGGTGAGCTGGTGCTGATCCAGTTGGAGCGTCCGATGATGTTTGGGGAGATCGTGGAGATCGATGAGGGCGGTCTGGTGATTGGTCGCCAGGACGGGGGACTGGGAGCGCAGCCCGGGAAGATGGTGGTGATGTGCAAGCATGCAGTGCAGTTCGATCCGCGCAGTCGCTGCGGTGCGGTGCTGGCATTGAGGAACGATGCCGGTCGGGAGAAGATAGGTGGTGCTGACGTTCGACTTGAGCCGCTGCCTAACTAAAAACATAGCACTTAATAAGTAAAACCCAGTGTTCATGCGTACTTTGTAACTGACTTACAGGTGAGTTACTAACTGCGATGAGAGAAGTTATAAGGAGAGTTACAGGCGTGAAGAACACAAAGAGGTTCCTGAAGACCAAGCAGTATCTGGCGTATCTCAGGCGACCAGTTTTCCGATGGAGGGTTGACTGGTATGAGTGGCGCGTATGAAAATAACTGTGGTGTTCACTGTGGTAGTTGATGCTGAAGATAAGGATCAAGCCTACACGCTGGCCGTAGACTCGGTTGAGGGATTTCCACCTCCAGGTGTTGAAGTGCAGTGCCGCGTCGATGGCAAAGAATACACAAGGGGCGTATATCCCTAGATATCCGCAGATATCGATAGATATCCCCATCGGACCAGTAAA